ATGGCGGAGAAGAAGCGAGCGAGGCCAAGAGCCGAGCCGAGGCGCCTGGCCTCGGAAACGCGCCACAGAGCGAGCTCTGGCGACGGAAAGGCGGCAGGCGACGCGGACTGGTATGAGGAGAAAGCGGCGCTGATCGACGAGATCCTGAGGAGGGTCGAGGAGCGGCTGAAAGGCAATGACTTCAAGGCGACGGTGGGCGACTTCATTCGCTTGCTGGAGATCCGCAAGGAGCTCGAAGAGGAGCGGCCTCGGGAGATCACGGTGCGATGGGTAGAACCGTGCGGGACGGAAGATGCACCTGCCTGATCGAGTACGGGCCGTTGCCATCGCAGGCCCGTTTTCACCGCTCGCAGGCGCGCTTCAAAGGCTTCTCCGGGCCCATCGGTTCGGGCAAGAGCCGGGCGCTATGTCACGAAGCGCTCAAGCTGAGTTATTTGAACGCCGGGAGAACGGGGCTCATCGGCGCCCCGACTTACGCCATGCTGCGCGACACGACTCAGGCGGCGCTGCTGGAGGTCCTGGAAGCCAATTCGATTCCGTACGGCATCAACAAATCCGAAAACGTTCTGGTGATCAAAGATACGCGATCGAAGATTCTTTTCCGCTCGCTCGAGGAGTACGAACGGCTGCGCGGGACGAACCTAGCGTGGTTCGGGGTCGACGAGCTGACCTACAGCTCGGAGGAGGCGTGGCTGCGGCTGGAAGGCCGGTTGCGAGATCCGCAGGCGAAGCGGCTGTGCGGATTCGCGGTTTGGACACCCAAGGGACACGATTGGGTTTACAAGCGGTTCATCGACAATCCAGCAGGCAATTATGAAACCGTCATTGCCCAGCCGATGGAGAACCGGTACATTCTGGAGAAAGTTCCGGACTTTTATGAACGCCTCAAGCGGAGTTATGACGAGCGGTTCTACCGGCAGGAGGTACTAGGAGAGTACCTGGCGATGCACGAGGGCCGGGTATATCCCGCTTTTGAGCGAGGGATCCACGTTCGTGACGTCGAGCTGGATCCCGAACGGCACTTGCTGTGGGCTTTGGACTTCAACGTGGATCCGATGAGCAGCGTCATCGCCCAGATCGAAGAAGAGACCGTGTACGTGCTGGATGAGATCGTGCTGAGCCGCGCGAGCACTTGGGAGGCCTGTCTGGAGTTTCAGAACCGGTATCCGCCGCCGAAGAAGGGCCTGCGCATTTACGCCGACGCGTCGGGCCAGCACCGACAGACGGGCGGAGGCACCGATATCGAGATCATCAAACGTTTCCTGAGCGGCAACGGCTACCGGCGCGTCGAGTACCGGCTGACGGCGCGGAATCCGGCGGTGCGGGACCGAGTGGGTCTGGTCAACGCCCGGCTCAAGAACGCGGCCGGCGAAGTGCGGTTGTATGTGCACTCCAGATGCCGAGAGCTGATCCGTGATTTCGAGGAAGTGACGTACAAGCCCGGGAGCGGGGTAATCGACAAGGAACGGGATTCGAAGCGGACACACGTTTCCGACGCCCTCGGCTATTTGATCTGGCGAGAGTTCGGACAGCCGTTCGGTCCGGCAGGGGAACAGGACAAGCCGCTGTTGCCCTCCTGATCGGGAGAGAAGAGACCATGGTGAACATCGATCGGGAACACCCCGACTACATTGCGAAGCGAACCGTTTGGAAAACGTACCGGGATCTGTACATCGGAGGGGACCAGATCAAGACAAACGCCGCGCAGTATCTCGTGCGCCGGCAAAGGGAGCCGCTCGATGTCTATGCCGAGCGGCTAAGCAGAGTTTACTACGAGAACTACGCCGGTTCCATCGTGGACTGGTATGCGGCGACCCTGTTTCGCCGGGAGCCATTGGTGATGACGGAGGGGGACGACGAAGCGGGGAAACGTTTTGTCAACGAATTCATCGAAGACTGCGACTTGCGCGGAAGCAGCCTGAGTGAATTCTTCCGGGGGTTGCTGATCGAAGCGCTGATTTGCGGCAGCAGCTATATTCTGGTGGATTTTCCGCGCGTGACGCAGCCGGTGTGGAACCGGGCGGAGGAGGAAGCACTGGGCGCTTCGCGGGCGTATCTGGTGGCGTACTCGCCGACGGAGGTGATCAACTGGAGTCACGATGATCGGGGAAATCTGGAATGGGTAGTCGTGCGCCGGACGGTGACATACCGAAAGTCGGCCGTGAGCGAGGGAATCGTCCACGAAACCCGATGGAACTACTACGACAAAGAGCAGTTCAAGATCTACCGGCGGGCGAGTGAGCAGGGAGCATCGGGTGAAATTACATTGATTGACAGCGGGCTCCACGGACTGGCCAAGCAGGGCCGAGTGCCCGTATTTGAGATGCGCGTGCCGGAGGGGCTTTGGCTGATGAACAAGGCGGGCCTGCTGCAACTGGAGCATTTTAACAAGTCGAACGCACTGTCCTGGGCGCTTACGATGGGGCTATTCGCGTCCCCCGTGGTCTATACGGAGAGGGAATGGAACCAGATCGTCGGGGAGTCGTATTACATTCAGTTGGGGCCCGAGGACCGCTTCGGGTGGACCGAGCCGGAGGGGAAGGTCTTCACGATCGCAGCGGAGAATTTGAATCGATTGCAGGAGGAGATTTATCGAGTCTGCTATTTGCTTTCGCAGGCTGGGGGCAGGCTTTCGAGCCGATCGCTGCAGTCGGGCATCAGCAAGCAAAGGGATTTCGCGATCACGCAGGAGGTGCTGCGGACTTACGGCGACATCGTGAAAGACACGATGAAGCGCGTACTGCGAGCGATCGTCGCAGCGCGAGGCGACCGGATCGCCGTCGACGTGTCAGGGCTGGAGGAGTTCGATATCGGCGACTTCAGCGCGGAGCTGGCCGACGCAGAGCGGTTGCTGAATCTGGGGATTCCGTCGCGGACGCTGCGAAAGCAGGTTTTCAAGAAGCTCGCGTTCAAGTATCTGTGCGATGTGCGCCAGGAAGTGAAGGATCGGATTGCGGAGGAGATCGAGGCGGGGGAAGAGGGCCCGGGTGGTTGAGCTTCGGGTTGCGAGGCAGGCCGCGGAGCGCGGGCCGGGGTCGAGCGGAACCGGGAGCGATCGGGATCCGGCGGAAGCCGGGCTTTGAAAGGAGAAGATGGCGATGGAAGAGGATGTCAAGGAACCGATGGCGGATTTGGATCTGCGGGAGATCAACATCCGTTCGGTGATTCACGAGGCGATCCAGGAGTTCATCAATGCGGAGCGGAGCAAAGTGGAGCCGGTGCTGAAGACGGAGCTGAGCGAGGAGCGGAGACGGCGCGAGCAGTTAGAGCGACGCGTCAACGAGCTGGTCCAGGAGAACGAGCGGAGCCGGCGGAAGGCCGAGGAGGCGGAGCGGCACTCGGCGATCCGGGATGAACTCGTGCGGCTGGGCGTGACGAAAGTGGAGCTGGGATTCAAGGCGGTGAAGGACGACATCTATCGGGCTCCGGACGGCCGGCTGGTGGCCAAGACACCGGAAGGTGAAATCAGCATGCAGGAGTATCTGGCGCGGTTCACGCGAGAGAACCCGGAGCTGCTGCCGGCGCGGATCGCGGGCGGCTCGGGCGCGAGCGCGACGCCGGGGCTTGGGTCGGCGGGGCGCTTCAGTCTGGACCGGATCAAACCGGGGATGGATCCTGAGGAGCTGGACCGGATTCGAAAGGAAATTGCGCAGGCGCTCTCGCACAGCTATCGAGGCGAGTAGGCGAAGGCGGGGACCGGGAGATCAGGGGATCGCCGGAGGAGCGATCCGGCGCCGCAGCGGTTGGGGCCGGGGCGCTCTTGCGGACCCCTATTGCGGACCACAAGTCCGGGCCGGCGGCGAGCGCGGGATGCAGCCAGCCGGCAGTTATTTCGTTCAGGACAAAGAGAAGAAAAGAACAGGAGCACAATGGGAGTAATTACGTCGGCAAATCTGGCAAACGCGATTGTGAAGCTAGTGGCGGCTGATGCATTACCAGCTTTGATGGGGAACCTTGTTATGGGCAACCTCGTCAATCGCGACTACGAGCCGGTTTTGGCGCAGGCCGGGGATGCGGTGAACGTTTCGATTCCGCCGAACCTCGTGGCGAACAACCTGGCGGAAGGCGGAGCGGTGACGCCGCAGAACCCGAGTCTGGGCAACGCACAGATCGTGCTGAACACGCACGCCGAAGCGACCTTTCAGATTCCGGACGTCACCAAGATTCTGGCGGTGCCGGACCTGCTGAATCTGTACATGCAGCCGGCGGTGGTGGCGCTGGCAGAGAGGATCGAGTCGGACCTGCTGAGTCTGTACTCGCAGTTCACGGCCAACCCGGCGGTCGGCACCGCCGGGACGGCGATCACGGAAGCGACGATCGACGCGGCCGAGACGGCGCTGTTCAACGCGAAAGTGCCCGCGAGCGCGCCGAAGTTTCTGGTAGTGGACGGCAACACCTATTCGCAGTTGCGGCAAATCGAGCGGTTCAGCGAATTCCGTACGGCCGGCGAGGCGGGCCTGCGGGCGCTGATCGACGGAACCGTGGGGAAGGTGAAGGACTTTTACGTGTTCCGCTCGCAGTTTGTTCACAAGACCGGGAGTTCGCCGGTGGCGACGCACAATCTGGCGTTCGCCCGCGACGCGATCGGACTGGTGATCCGACGGCTGCCGCAACCGCTGCCGGGGACGGGCGCGGTAGCCGAGTACGCGGAGCTGGGCAACTTCGGCATTCGGGTGGTGATGAGTTATCAGCCGAACACCCTGGCGCAGCAATTCACGGTGGATGTGCTTTACGGAGTGGCGGTCCTGCGCAACAGCTTCGGCGTTCACGTGCTGAGCTAGACGGCGAAGACAGGGGCCCGGTTCGATCCGGGCCCCGATTTTGCGGGCATCAACCGGTGAACAGGAGGATGAAATGGATTTGAGAGCCTATTACCGCAAGATCCGGGAGGTAGAAGGGCAGCTTTCCGCGGATGAGGTCGTGGTGGTGAGTCACGAGACAGCCGACGGCGGGGTCGCCGGAGTGAAGACGGAAGTCCCGCGGCGCCTGGCGGCAAAGCTTCTGGTGGAGGGTAAGGCGAGGCTAGCGACCGAGGAGGAGGCGGAGGAGTACCGCAAAGAGCTCAAGGAAGCGCACCGGAAGGCGCAGGAAGTCGCCGCGGCGAGCAAGGTTCAGATTGCCGTCATTTCGGAGAACGAGCTTCGGACGTATCGCTCCCTGAAGACGCAGAAGCAGTGACGGCAGAGCACAAAAGTGAGGACGCATGCCACTTTTCACTGACGGAACGGCATCGGATGTGGCCGATCTTCGAGCCTACGATGCGGCGATTGCGGAGATCGCAGCGGCGGAGGGAGTAGAGCTCAAAGCCAAGCTCGATTTGGCGATGGCGGAGATCGGGCTGGAGATCGAGGAGTTTCTGGAGCGGTGCGGCAGCGGGGCGGCCGATCTTTCGCAGGTCGTGATCACGCCGGCGCTGAAGCAGTGGCACATCCTGCACACGCTTTCTTTGGTATACGGGGACATTCACAACAGCCACGTAAGCCGCCGGTTCGAGCAGAAGTGGCAGGACTACAAGGCGCGCTCCCGGTGGGCTGCCGAGACGCTGTTCCGGGTGGGCGTCGGATTGGTCTGGACACCGATCCCGAAGGCGGACCCACCGGAGCTCCGCCCGGAAGCGGGGATCCTGGTTCCGGGCACGTACGTCGTTCGGGCGGCGTGGGTGAGCCTGAACGGCGAAGAGGGAGCGGCGAGCGAAGCAGCAATCTGCGTTCTATCCAATCCCGGAGCAATTGCGGTGCGGCTACCGAACGCTCCCGCAACAGCGGCGGGATATCACGTCTACGCCGGAAATTCGGGCATACAAGTGTTCCGGCAGACGGCGGCACCTGTCCCGGTAAATCAGGAGTGGATCGTATCGAGCGTGCCGGACAGCGGCGCCAAGCCGCCGACGGGACAACAGCCGCACCGGTATGTGCGGCACGAGAGGATCCTGCAAAGGGGCTAGGGATGGCACAAGCGGGGAATCTGGCGTCGCAGACGCTGTTGAGCTTATTGCGATCGTCGGAAGGCTTGAACGCGGCGCTCGCCGCGATTTCACTAAGGGAGAACATCCGCATTCCAGTTTTGGACGAAGCCCGAATCTTCTCCCAGAATGTGCCGCGCGACGTGGCGGAAAAGGCACAGACATTTCAATATCCGGTAGTCTACGTTTACTGCGATCAGGTTCGGAATTTACTCCGCGAGAAGTTTCGGAAATTTTCGGGAACCGCTCGGCTCAACGTCGAAGTCCGAGTATCGCAGGACCGTCTGGAGGGGCTAGAACGGAGCGTCCAGTTGTACGTCGATGCCATCACCGAGGTTTTGCACCGAGTTCAGGGGTCTTGGGGCGGGGGGATCTGTTACGACGGCGCTTATGAGGTGAAATTCGACGGAGCGAGACTCGGGGGGCGAAGCTATATTCAGAGCGCCACCGTGACACTCGAGGTGAATGTGAGCCTCGAATAGGATGTAAGTGGAGATTCGGGAAGGAGGCGCCGGGATCAGAATATGTCATGTTATATTTCTACGAACCAGAACAGGTTCTATGCGGTCGCTGAACCTGCATTCGGCCAAGTGGTGGCGCCGACGGCGTCACAGCGTTTGCCGGCGGTGCGATTGGAGGCGCGCCAGGAGCTGGAGCGGATCGCGCGGCGGGACAAAATCGGCGGGCGCACGTTCGGAGGGATTCCGAGCGGCGTTAGGAGGCAGACGAGCTTCGAGCTCACCACTTACATGACTGACTGGTCCCCAGGGGCGGCCGCACCGGGCTATGAGGCGCTGTTCTCGGCAGCGTTCGGCGGCGATGGGCGGCACTTTAGTGGGGGAACGGTGGCAACGGCCGGCGGAACCGAGCTGCGCCTGACCGGAGCACACAATCTGGTTCCGGGCCAAGCCGTATGTTGCGGGGGGGAGATTCGGTTCGTGACCGCAGTGGTAGACAGCGCCACGGTGCAAGTGAATGCACCGTTTACGGCGCCGGTTGGCGCGGGTATGCCGGTGGAGCGAACTCTCACCTTCATGCCCGGCGATCGGCTGCCGAGCGTCTCAATCTTCGACTATTGGAGTCCGGAGGCGGCGGTGCACCGGATTCTCGTAGGAGCGGCGGTGGACCGCTTGCGGGTGAACATCAACGCAGATTTCCACGAGTTCGGTTTTAGCGGGGAAGCGCTAGACCTTGTCGATTCGGCGAGTTTTGAAGCGGGACAAGGAGGCCTGGAGGAATTCCCTCCGGAACCACCTCTGGCGGGATCAAGCTATGCGGTCGTACCGGGCAGTCTCGGGCAGGCGTGGCTCGGTGCGGCGCCCGAGCGTTTCCTTACGCTGACGGGCGCGGAAGTAGTTCTGGACAACAACGTAGACATGCGAGCCAAAGAATTCGGCTCGCCGGGGCCGCGTTGCATCGCGCCGGGACCGCGTGTCGTGACGGTGGAGTTCAGCTTGTACGAGAGAGCGGATGAAGCGACGAAAGCACTGTACCAAGCGGCGCGCCAGCGTTCACCAATCGAGGTAATGTTCCAGTTAGGAATTCAGGCGACGCAGATCTGCGGCGTTTATCTGAAGAGTGTGGTACCGGAGGTTCCGGAGTTCGCGGAAGACGAAACGCGACTGGAGTGGCGATTTCGTAACTGCCGGGCTCAAGGGACGCTGGATGACGAGATTTATCTCGCTTTTGCCTGAAGGGGCGACGATGTCGGCAGGACACCCGATCGAGTACGCGAGCACAAGGACAATCGAATCCGAGGCGTTTCCCGGGGTGACGTATACGATCTACCGGATGTCCTTCGGGCGCCGCGTCGAGCTGACCAAGCGCATTCGGGAATTAGGGCAAAAGATTGAGTTTCTAGAGGCCGGCACCGACGTTCGCGACAAGATCGAGGCAGCTTTCCTCGCTCATCAGATCGAGAAATTGTATTTGGAATGGGGATTACGCGAGGTAAGCGGTCTTGTGATTGACGGGCATGAAGCCGGGCCGGCGGAGTTGATCGAAAGCGGGCCGGAGGAATTGTGCCGCGAGATCGTTTCGGCGATCAAAGCTGAGTGCGGGCTGACGGAGAGCGAGCGAAAAAACTGATCGTCGCCTTCCATTTTCAATTTGCGAACCAGGCCGCGTGGAAGTGCGACAGTTGCAGACAAAGCGGCCTGGAACGCCAGCGCAACTGCGGGTGGTTGCGGAAGGACACGGGAGCTAAGCGGCGGCCGGTGTGGGCCCGCAAGGGCGTGGTCGTGGACACCTGCCCCGTTTCCTACATCAGCGCTCAAAGTCTTGCGTGGCTAGAGGAATACGCCGCCTGGAAGGCGCTACGCCCGCCGGCGCTGTGGGAGCTGCCGGCGAAGACGGTCGAGGCGTTCTGCCTTCTGGAGAAAGAAATGCTGAGGGAAGCCAGCGATGAGCAGCGATGAGCTTCAGAACATGTTGTACCTGATGGTGGCGGAGGCGATCTCGAGAGATTGGCCTCAACGGCCGGCCAGTCAGATCGTGTTCGATCTGTTGAAAGAAACGAGGCCAGGCGTGGCGAACAACGTGAACGGATCCGACGTGAACGGCGTCGCGCGGGAAAATCGGAGTGACGGCGCGACCGAGAGCACGGCGAGTCTGCTGGCGCGCCAACTTGCGGATCTGGCCGCCGTAGCCCGAACTCAAACGGAGACAGTGGAGGCCAACACGCGGGCGGTAATTGAGAATTCGCTCGTCAAGGCTGCAGAGGGGAAGGCGACCACCGCCGGGAGCGTCGCCAAGACGGTATTTTCGTTTCTTGGGAGCGGGCTGGGACTCGTGCGGTTATTGGGCGGGTTGTTCGGTGGCCGGGACAGCGCCTCTGCCGAGCCGAACCTGGCGCGTTTCGTCCTGCCAGCACCTGTACAGTTGGCGGCCGCATGGACAGCCTCGGGCCTGCAACCGCTTCGTTACGGCCAGGACGGGCTACCACAAGCGGCGCCGGCGATGCGCCAGGCGCCAATTATGATCGAAGTACACGCCATGGATAGCCGCTCGTTCCTCGATCACAGCGCTGAGATTGCCCAGGCTGTCAAAGAGGCGTTATTGCATAGCCACAGCTTGAACGACGTGGTTACGGAGTTGTAAGGGGCGGGCTCGCGCCGGAGCCCTCGATAAGATCCCGATGCCCGGAGGATAGCATGAGCGAATTTCCGCGTCTGAAGACAGGCGCCGTGGCACAATACCCGGCAAGGAAGGACAAGGCGTATTCGACCGAAGTGTTTCGTTTCCTGGACGGCAGCGAGCAGCGTTGTCGCGACTATCGAGCTCCCCTCCGGCGCTGGATCATCCAACTGGATCAGCTGGACGAACAAGAGATGGCGCGAGTCGAAGAGTTTTTTCGCTCTCAGCAAGGACAGGCGGGCACTTTCGCCTTTATCGACCCGTGGGACGGGCAGGAATACCCGGCTTGTTCCATCGAAAACGCCATTCTCGAGTCTCGCTATCTTGACGAGGGCCGGGGAGCCGTAACGATCGTAATTCGGGAGCAGCGGGGGTGACATGCGATATTTCCCGCAGCTCGTCACCGGCGCAATCACCCAATATCCGGTACGCAGGTCACGCCACACCCGGACCGTGTTGAGTGCCGGCCAGGACGGGGACCTGGTGAAGCTGCACGATCCGGACGCGGAGTTGTTGGAGTGGGAGCTTCATCTGTCGGGACTCACCGACCACGAGTGGGCGGCGATCGAATCACTTTTTGACGCGTGCGAAGGGAGGTTGAGAACTTTCTGCTTTCTCGACCCACTCGATAACCTGCTTGCCTATAGCGAGGATTTTGCGGCCGACGTTTGGCATAAGGACGGGATGCTGCAGGTGACGCCCGGAGTCAGCGATCCGGACGGCGGCACAGCCGCCTCCAAGCTTGTCAACGCCGGCCAGACGCCCCAGGCGCTATCGCAGGCGCTCGATGTCCCCGCCAACATGCACTTTTGCTTGAGTGCGTACGTTCGAGCAAGCACCGAAGGCAAAATAAGGCTCGAACAGCACTCTCAAAACCAAGTCCTGGCGCGCGATTTCGACGTGTCACGGGATTGGACCAGGGTGCGGCTATCGGGCAATCTGCAAGTGGTCCAAGAGGGCGTGAATTTCCGCATTGTATTACCCCCAGGGGCCGCGGTAGAGCTATACGGCGTCCAGGTCGAGGCGCAACCGGCGAGCTCCGCATACAAGAAGACCGGGAGCCGGGGAGGCATCTATCCGGAGGCGCGGTTTGCCGACGACGAGCTGCGGCTGACGAGCACCGGGCCGAACAGCCACTCGACCGCAGTGCGGATTGTGACTCCTGTGAAGAGCAGCTGACCGATGACGACGATCCCGCAACACAAAGAGCAGGAAGTACTGGAGACGCCGCTTCTGCTGTTCGAGTGTGAGCTGACTTCCGGAGCACAGGAGTACTGGAGTACGCACGCGGTGCAATACGAAGGGCGCGCGTACCTGCCCCGGGTCTTGCGGCACAATGTTTTTGAATTGCAGGCAGGCTCCGATGAAGGGATTGACACCACCGCCCGCCTGTCGATTACGCTGGCGAACGCCGACTCGCGCTTCTCGCAGATCGAACGAAATACAGGGTGGAAAGGGGCACGACTAACAGTCCGGTTCTTGTTTTACGACCTGAAGAATGACCAGCCGGCAACTGAAAGCGTAGTGCTGTTTCAGGGGACAGCGAACCCACCGGACGAGATCACCGAAAGCAGTGTTCGACTCACCTTCAGCAACAGGTTGAGCCTACAGCGAACGCTATTACCGGCGGTGCGAATCCAGCGGCGCTGCCCGTGGGCCTTCCCGGCGAACGAGGCGCAGCGACGGGAAGCGATGGACGGCGGGGCGAAGGGGCAGTATTCGCCGTTTTTCCGCTGCGGCTACTCCGCCGGCCATTCCGGCGGCGTCGGGAATCTGGACGGCGGATCACCGTTCACCTGGTGCGATTACACACGCGCGGCGTGCGAGGCACGCGGCATGTTCGACCGAGACGGATCCGGGAACGTGACCCGGCGTTTCGGGGGAATCGAGTTCGTACCGCCAGCGATCGCGGTACGCAGCTATGGAGAACGGACCGGTCATCTTTCGGCACCGGTGGAAAACGAAGCTCGATACAACGACTTCGTACCTCTCGTTTACGGGACAGCATGGCTCGAACCGCCCATCGTCTTTGCGCGGAATGACGGCAATCTTACGCGCATGGAGGTGCTCATCTGCCTCGGGGAAATCGAGGCGGTGTTGAAGGTGATCGTGAACGGGGTCGAGATACCAGAGGGGCGGGCAGGCTCGAACATGACGGCCACCGGGTGGTACAACGTGGTGAACTACGGAACCCGAACCGGCGGCTTCAACCTGGACTTCACCGACGGCGCGGGAAACCCACTTGGAGATCCGTACGGCAGCATGGCGTACATGTCCGTGGTCGTGCCGAACCGAATCAGCGACGGCCGCGCCCTTCCGCGAATTCAAGTTCTGCTAAGAGGGCTGAAGCTGGACACGTTCGACGGCGCCGGCGGGTTTGCCGGTAACCGGTTCACGAACAACCCGGCCTGGGTGCTGCTCGACGTGTTGCGGCGGTGCGGGTGGGGCCTCGATGAAGTTGACATCGCCAGCTTCGCGGAGACGGCGGCCTACTGCGAGGAACCCATCGAGGCGCAGGATCTGCACGGAAATCCGACACTGATCCCGAGGTACCAGTGCAACCTGGTAGTGCGGCGCCGGAGGAGCGCGGCCGATCTGGTGCGAGGGATCCGGAACGGGTCCGGTTTGTATCTGACATACGGTCGAGGCGGGCGACTTGAACTGCGGCCGGAGGGCGGGTTTGCGCTTCAACAGGCGGTGAAGCCCGAAGGGAGCAACAGCGTAGAGCCATTGAGCGGCGGGTGGCCGTGCTACGAGTTTGGAGACGGCTCGTCCGGGTTTTCGGGGCTCCTGCGGCGCGCCTCCGGCGAGCCGGCTATACGGATCTGGTCGAAGCCGATCGCCGAGACGCCCAACCGGTACTCGGTTGAGTTTCAAGACGAATTCAACGAATACCAGCAGGACAGCCTGTCGATCGTGGACGTCGACGACGTTCTGGCGAGCGGGCAAGAGGTCAGCGCGCAACTGTTCGCGCTTGGAATACCGAACTTCCACCAGGCGGCCCGGGTGATTCGACGCCAACTCCGGAAGGGGATTAGCGGGAACCTGTTCGTCGAATTCGAAACGAGCGTTCGCGGCGTCGGATTGAAGCCCGGGGACCTGATCACGTTGACCTATCTAAAAGAGGGCTTTCAACGCGCACCCTTTCGCGTAATCAAAGTGGCCGTTGGTCCAAACCACCGGACGCTGGCCATTACCTGCCAGAAGCACGACGAAGCCTGGTACGTTGACAGCGGCGAAGAGAGCGGCGGGGGAGCAGGCCGGCAGCCAAGCGGGGAAGTTGGGCTTCCGCGCCCATTGATCGGCAGGTTGCTCGACGAGGACGGGAACCCGCAGTTCGAGATCGTGGAGAAAGCGACTGCCAACAGCGACGGGGGCGCCACCGTGACGCTGAGCGTGAGCTTCGTAGCGCCGTCCAAACCTCAGGCGAGCAGGGCCGGAATTCCGCTGCTGAGTCTGGCGCCGCGGATCGAATCGAGCGGGGGGGCTTTGGCGGGCGGGCAGACGCTCTATTATGCCGTGAGCGGGCAGGATGCCGACGGTATCGAAGGGCCGCTTTCGTTCACTGTGCGCGCTTCGATTCCGGAGGGCAGTCACAGCAACGCCGTAGTGTTACAGGGGCTGAGCTTTTCGGCGACCACCTCGGCTTTTCACGTCTATCGCGGGAGAAATCCGAGTCAGCTCTATCGGATCGGGACAGCAGCGCCGGCCGGCGAGTTTCGCGACAGTGGCCTTTCGGCGGTGCTGGCCGGTCCACCGGACGAAAACTATGATCACGCCAGGTTCTACTGGCGCCTGGAGCTGGTTCCGGAGCAGCCGGTCGCGACGGCGACGGCGACCACGATCAGCGGCACGATTGCGATGTTGCCGAACGAGTATGCGGGAATGACGGTCCGCATCACTCGCGGAAGGGGCGCGGGCCAAGAGCGGCCTGTGCTCACGAACGACGACCGCACCCTGACCGTGGCGCCGCCGTGGGCGGTGGCGCCGGACGCGACGAGCCGGTTTGTGGTCGCCGAATCAGGATGGCACTTCGGCGCTGCCGGACCGACCAGTCCGATCGAGTTCGAGGTGCCGAACCGCGAGGGCGCAACGGTGCACGTCTCCGGCCGGTCGGCGAACGTGCACGGCAGGGAATGCGCTTATGAACTCTCGCCGTTAACGCGGTGGGTAATTGGCGGGGCAACCGGAGGTGTCGGCCTGGACGACGACGTCGCCGGCCAACCGACGTTCGGGCTGAACCCGACCGGGCAGGGGACCGTTGAGCTGGTCAGCGTGGGCTTCTCCGACCTGGCGAATACGAGGAACGTCCAGGCGGGAACGCTGACGCTGCATTATTGGAACGAACTCAATGGCGCTCCCGGGATTTACCTAACGGCCGACGTGAGCGATACCGACGCGGAGATCATCGTTTCTGCCGCACAGACCTGGGCGGAAGGAACGGTGATTCAAATCGGGCCGGAAGTGATGGTGGTGGACGCCGTTTTCGACGGCGGAATCCGCTTCGGAGTGAGCCGAGGTTCATTCGGGGTTTCCAGCCGGGCCCACACGGCCGGCAGTCTAGTTTATGCGCTTGAACGGAAAGTATACGTCATCCCGTTCGTGCGGAATTTCTTCGGCAGTCCGGCCAGTGGAAGCTTTGCCTACCCGATCTTCATCCCCGACGTTCGCATCGCGGCGGCCGAGCTGTATGTGACAAACTCCCGAGGCAACAGCGAAACGGCCCGCAAAGCCTTCACCGAGACGGCGAGCCAGGGCCTGCGGACCCTGTCCGGCGGCCAGCTTTCGATCCAGGTCGAAGGATATTTGGCGGTCCGGGCGAACGCCGCTCCGCCTCTCATCATCGAGGAACGCCACTCGGTAAGGGACGTTTTCGCCGTGGTGGGACAGGCGCCGCAAGAGGCTTCCGTCGAGCTGGAGTTGCAACAGAGCGGGCAGCCATACTGCCGCTTGACAATCCCCAGTGGTTCGACGATCTCGAATGTGATCGACGGATTCGGCCTGCCGCCGCTCGTCGAAGGAGCGGAGCTGACTCTGAACATCCTCTCGGTGGGCTACGGTGACGGCGTGACTCCCGGAGCAGACCTCACGGTGACGATCCGGCTCTGA